ACATATTTGTAATACCTTGACTTCTAGATTGCGTATCTATTTCTTCATCTTGCATAGGCATTGTTGTAGTGGTTGTAGGTGGTTGAGTTGTAGATGGAGTTGGACTAGGGTCAAAACCTTCTTCAGGCTCTGGTATTCCTCTATCTGGTTCAAGTGCAGAGATTTCTACATTTAATCTATCTACAAGACCTGGAAAATTTTTTCTGTCCTCATCTGTTATAGATGTATTCCATACTTTTGCTATTTCATCTGTATTATCTAACAACAAAGCCTCATAATATTTCTTATTAGATAACTTACCTGGTCTATTAAATGTACCTATAACCATCACATCAAACTGTGTTTGATTAAAAGTAATGTCATAATTTGCTAGTCTTTGATTTACTATTCTTTGTATTTCTTGTAAATCCTTTTCTAGTAATTCATTTGCTTTTTCTTCAGTTATAGTGTCACCTAACTCAAACTGTTCTCCACCTGATAAATTACTATGACCATATCCTATTGATATTGAAGCACCATCTTGATATGCTTCTAATTTTAATTCTTCAAGTTCTTTTATTATTTCTATAGCAGGTGGTGATATCTCTAGTTCCATTATGGTCTTCCTGTTCTTCTATTTTCTGCAGCTTTTAATCCTCTAAGATTCCTTTGCATTCTTACAAAAGTATCATCATCTTGTGCTGATGCTTGTGCTAATGATTCTCTAGGTGCAAATATCTGTTCTAATATATCTGCTCCTTGTTCACTAAATTCTTCAAAGTCTGGCTCTTCAGCTTCTGTACCAGGTACTAATATTGTTTCTCCTGTAAGTGGATTGTAGTCTAAAAACTCTGTTGTTCCTGCAGTTAAATTACTGGTATCAAACTGTTCTACTTGTTCATCTATACCTGACAAAATAATACTTTTTTCTCTATCTGTAAGTGGTGCTCCCTTTCGTGTTTCTGCACCTGATAATAATTCATCTCTATAATCCTTTAATACTTCATCAGTAAATTCAAAATTATTTGTTTCATACGCTCTTTGAGCTTGTGCTGAATTTTTTAAAGCATTAGTTGTTGCTACCCATGAGAGTTGACCTTGATTATTCATAGTAAAGTCCATTGCAAGTTTTATACCTTTTATAGTTTCATTATCTAAAAATGTTCCATAAGTCTTATCTAAATCAATAAGACCTGCATCACTTAAAAGATTTTTTATAGCAATTCTTTCTCTTGGTTCTAGTATGTTAAATTGTTGAGCTATATCTCTTTGATAATAAACATTAAGAAATGCTTTACCTGTGCCAAATATTTTTCTCCTAGCTTCTTGGTATTTATCTTGTGTCAAAAACTCTTCAGCATCTACAGTATCTACTATTGGTAATCCAGATTCTTGGTCAATTCTTCCTGTTTCAACCTCATATGTTTTTTGAAAATTATTTCCTAATGGTTTATCAGGGTCACTTAATTCACCTCTCAATAAATCTAATACTTCAGCTTGAAATTGAGTAGCGTTTGGGTCAGTGCTTGGTGGAGCATAACCACTTCCCACATCTCCAGGAGAAACTAATCCAGGTTCAGGTGCATCATCATCAATATCAGGAAATAAAAAATCTATACCATCATCTTCTTTTATAATCATTGGGTCATCTGCAGGATGTCCAGGTATGTGAGGCATTAATCAACTCCAAATCTATTTAACTCGTAACTAAGCACTTCATCAAATACTACCATAAACAATGGATATTTTTCTACAATGGTGTACGCTTTATCATATAGCTTCATCCTTACATCTTGTGCTCTATCAGTATCACTTGTAACCAACCAATTTATTGCTGATATTTCATTAGGGTAATTTAATTCTTTTTGTATTGAATCAATAGCAATTTGTCTATAGTCAATATACTCTTTTAAAAATGGTGTTATTTCAAACTCTTGAAATCTTGGGTCATTAGATGCTCTTACTAAATAATCTACTAGTATATCATTTCTTAATCTCTCAGTAGTTTCTCCACCAAGAACTTTGTTGTATTGCTCTGATTTTCCAAAAGCCATTGGAAACCATGTTGCTACTTGACCATCTATCTGTGCATTTTTGGCTTTTATATTTTCTGGTGTTGCTTTTCCTGTTGCTTCAAGACTTTGTAAATTTACATCTTTTGCTGCTTGTTGAACTAAAGCTAATTGATTAGTTTCAGCAAATGTTAAAAATACTTCTTTATCTTCTTCAGGTAAAACATCTGCAGGTAAATTTTGTACTGAACCATTATCTGCTAAAATTTGATCCCATACTTTTTCTGTGTTATTTTTAGTAGCTTTTAGTTTAGCCACTAATTCTGGATTTTTAACTATAAAAGTACCTTTAGCTCCATTAAATGTATAAACATTTGCTGGTTGTGGTTCAATACCTGCTGAACAGCCCGCAATTCTTGAATTTGAAACAGTAGGTGCTATAGCTAAAACATGAGTATTTCTCATACCTGTTCCTCTACACCAAAGAGGTTCACCATATTCTGCTGCTAAATCACGAGATGCTGATTCGGCTTTGGATTTTATATCATTAAAAATAGTATGAGTCCAAGCTGTAGAAGCTATGGAGTTAAATGGCAGTCCTTTTTGTTGTAGGAAAGTA